TAATTTTCTCATTCATTTTTCACTCCCTTGCTTGTTGATGGTGAGGGAGTGTTTTAAAACTTAACAACTATGGAACGAGATACATTTGTTTTTTACAAAGATTGGTTGAATGTTATTCGGGATTTGCCAAGTGAGGTTCAGTTGGAAGTTTATCAGGCTATTACGGAATATGCCATATATGGTAACTTGATTGAACTAAAACCACTTGCAAAAGTAGCATTCGGATTTGTAAAGCAAACGATTGATAGGGATACACAAAAGTATATATCAATCAAAGAAAAGAGAAAAGAAGCAGGAGCAAAAGGAGGAAGACCGTTGAAAATCAATGAATTAGAAGAAAGCAAAGAAAAGCAAAAAAAGCAATTGGTTTTTGAAAAAAGCAAAAAAAGCAAAAGCCCCCTTAATGTAAATGTAAATGATAATGTAAATGTAAATGATTTTTCTCTTTTAGAAAAAGAGAAACAGAAAAGCGTGTGTGTGGAATTTGGCGAGGGAGAAAAAAACAATCAGCCTTTAAACGCTGAAAAAGAAACCTCCCCCCCAGTTGCGCCCGCCCCCCCTCCTTTCAATTTCAGAAAGGCAATGCTAAATGAGGGGTTCGCTCCAGAACTTGTAGATGAGTGGCTAAAAATACGCAAGGCAAAGAAAGCTATAAACAGCGAACTTGCCTTTAAAACATTCATTGAGCATGTGCGAAAAACAAATCAGGATATAAACGCGGTATTGAGTATCATAGTTCAAAAGCAATGGAAAGGTTTTGAGGCTGATTGGCTACATAACACACAATCCCCTCAACCAATCGCTAACAATCAAATTATCTTAGACGAAAATGGAAATATCATTACAAACGGACAACAGCAGCAATCTACAAGCGATAAACAGCAGTATTATGTCGGTCGCCAAACAGCCGATAACATTAGAAATAATATGCAAGGCTGGGGAGCTCACACCTTTGGCGATAGCTAAAACATTCCATCAATATCCACGACTTAGAGACCTTAACCGCGAAGTAATAGCCCCAACATTCGGAATGGTATTTACTCGCATTGCTACTCTTGTAGGACTTAAAGGAGAAATCGACCCTTTGCAAAAGCAGGAAATATGGAATGCTGTTTTTAGCCGTTTTTCAGGACTTTCTTTTCAAGAGATATACAAAGCCTTTCAGATGGATAGAAGTGGAGAATTTGGCGGTGCGACAGAGCATTTTCAATTCTTTGATGTTTCTTACGTTTGTACGGTTTTAGGGAAATATCGCCAATGGATGCAAGACACTCAGCGATTGCATAACATTAACATTTCACAATTACCCGAAAATCAAAACACGATGACAGAAGAGGAAAAAGAAAAAAACGTAATTCGTTGGCTCAATGAGCATTTTGAGGAGTATAAGGATACAAAGGAATTGCCTATATTGTCTGTACCCGTATATGATGCACTCTATCAGCGAGGTATATTACAACCTTACTTTGCCACTCTCACCGAAAAGGATAAGCAACTAATGCGAGCGGAAACCGAGAAGCGACTTCAAAAAGAGCAAAATAAGGCAAAGGATAAGCAGGAATATAGTGCAATTAGGGCATTGATAGAGCATTTTCAAAACAGCACCAATGACCCTGATGGAAAGATAAGGAGATTTAAAAAAGAAGATACTTTGAAATTCTTTTACAATCACCTCATTACACAAGGCAAGGAACTTTCGGAATTGCTAACATCAAAATAAAAAAAACACTTAAAATGAATAAAAGTAATAACAATAGATTTTTAACAGAACTCCGTGCGAGAGGATTGCAAGTTACACCTCAAGAAGCGCGAAACCTAATGAATATAGCAATTGCTGAACACGATAAAGCAGTAGTAATGCCAGTTCTAAAGCGTGAGAAAATAGCCCACTATGCTATCCTTGCCCTATCGTATGCTGATAGCCTCAATGAACTTATGTACGGCATTGATGATACAAAGTTCAGCAGAGAATTTAAACTCGCTTTTCGCAGGTTAAAACTATACAGCGGTGAGGCAGTTAAGCAGTTCAAGAAAACTATGAAGGACGACAAAGTACTCATTGAAGCATTTGAATCGTACTCTAACGACTTATCAGAAATGATATATCAGCACTTAGATGTTATTAACGAAAAGTATAAAGAATAATGAAAATCATAGACCTATTCAGCGGAATTGGGGGCTTTTCACTCGGCTTTCAACGAGCTGGCTATCAATTTACAGAACACTATTTTTCAGAAATAGACAAACACGCTATTGCTAATTATAAATACAACTTTCCAAATGCAAAATACATCGGAGACATTACTTCTATTCACAGAAGAGACTTTGCAGACATTGACATTATCACTTTTGGTTCGCCTTGCGTCGATTTCTCAATGGCTGGAAAAAGAAAGGGGCTTAAAGGAGACAAAAGTAGCCTTATCGAGTACGCAATTACCCTCGTGGCTCGGGTCAGACCAAGTGTTTTTATCTGGGAAAATGTTAAAGGAGTATTCTCCTCAAATGCTGGCGCAGACTTTTGGGCAATTCTCCAAGCGTTTGCCAACATTGGGGGTTATAGACTTGAATGGCAATTGCTTAATACAAGCTGGCTTTTACCCCAAAATCGACAGCGAATTTACCTTGTCGGACATCTTGCAGGACGAAGTGAGCCAGGAGTATTTCCTATCACAGAAGATGATTGCACACCTCGAAAAGAGAAAACATACCAATTTCAAGCCAAAATTAGTGGAACACTCAAATCCAACGGCAATATGAACGCTGATGATACCTATATCATTCCTAAAACCGCAAGCACTCTTACAGGAGGTGGACATTCAGGAGGCTTACACTCGGATATGACAGTAATACGCCAACTCCCACGAGGTAAAAATAAAGGCGCAGATCTCAAAATCTGCCCTACAATATCCAGCAATGCCTTTCAAGAGAATAATCTACTGTGTGGCGTACGACGACTTACCGAAATAGAGTGCGAACGCTTGCAAGGTTTTCCTGATAACTGGACACAATACGGCAATTACGATGGCAGAAAAAGGCGCATATCAAAGACACAACGCTACAAACTCATCGGCAACGCCGTAACCGTGGATATTGTAGAATTAATAGCAAAAAAAATAAAATTTACAGAACAATGAAAAAAACAAAAAAAAGAGAAGAAGTTCGAGTAAGAATAATCTCTAAGAATATAGAAGGTGTTATTATTAGCGTTGATAGCGTTAATATGATTTACGAAAACTGTACATATAGAGTAAGGATTGGTAAATACACTACTCCAGTAGCTGTGTCCAATTTAGAAAAAATATAGAACAATGAAAAAACAATCATCACAAGAACAAGAAGCAGTAGAATTATTCGAGTACGCTGCACGCAACCTCATCAAGGAATTTTGCCACAAGCAAGACCTACAATTTGAATTTGACAATTACGATGTAGGGATAGGTATTATATGTTTATCAGACTATTTTTTCAATATCGAGGATATTTACTACGATATGAAGAACGACAAACCCAAAGACAAGATACTGCAATGGTACGACTATGTACTAACACACGAGTCTAATATTAATTACCGCTCCTATTGTATGGGATTTAGAGAAGAACTAAAAACTAAAAAATCAAAGAAATGAAAACAATCCAAGAACTCGTGCCACTTATCCAAGGGTGGGCAAAAGAAAGAAAAATCTATGAGCAACTAACCCCATTTGATGAACTCCTGAAAACACACGAGGAAGTCGGCGAACTTATCAAGGCGTGTTATGACAACGACAAAAACGCTATTCAGGACGCCATAGGCGATGTAATGATAACAATGATTAACTATTGTTATTTTGTTTTTAAAAACAAAGATTTTACAATAGAAATAATTAATGCAAGATATATGTTTGACTCTTTTGAGGGGTCATCTACTATAAACTATTTAGGATATATAACTAAGACCCTCATAGGTCTATTTAATGAAGAATTTTTATTGCAAGAATATAGTAATATTCCTCGTAATGTTTTTTTTCGTTTATCCCATATATCCCAATTGCTTGAAAAGATAGCCCAAGATGAGAACACCTCCCTTGAGGAGTGCCTAAACATTGCTTACAACGAAATCAAAAACAGAAAAGGAAGAATTATTAATGGAAAATTTATCAAAGATGAATAAATTGAATTACCCCACTTGGCTCGTCTCATTGGAGATAGCCAAAGAGTTCAAAGGAATAGGATTTGATGAGCCTACGTTATTTCATTATTACGAAAACGACTTTGATGTTACAGTAGAAACAAATAGTTACTATGATGAAGGAGAAGCTCAAGGATATTTGCATTTTTATATATCTGCATTTAAAGAAGAAAACTTTAATAGAGATAAGAAATGCGTTTCTCTCCCCGTTTGGGAACAAGCCCTCGCTTGGTTCAGAGCACGTGGCTACAAGATAGCCTTCAAGGATATTAACATCGGTACGCAATGCGCATTCTACCACTTGGATATTAAGGAGGGGCACACATTTAGCCATTTTGCGAAAAAGTATGAGAAAGCACGAGAAGTACTGGTGATGAAGCTAATTGAAGTACATAAAGAATTTGGTAATAATATTAAACGATTTGATTAATGAAGAATAGGAAAAACAAATCATTAGCGTGCATAATAGCACCAATAGTAACATTCATATTACTGTATCTGATGTTCGCTTTTATTGCAGCAGATTTTGATTTCAGAGAATGGGGGAGTCATTCAAGAGGTGGACTAATTTTACTTTGGCTACCACTCACTACGTTAGCAATAGGCGTAATAATAGATACAGATTAACAAGAAAACGAGAGGCAAAGACATTTTTTTCATTCTTTGCCTCTTTTTTTTTGTAAAAAAAATATTATACGTAAAACATTGATTATGTAGTAATTATATACTTTTGTTATAGATACAACAAAATAAATATAAAAAAACAAGTAAAATGCTTGCGTAATTAAAATAGTTGTTATATCTTTGCAGTGTAAAATTAAAACAAGAACAATTATTAACATTTAAAACCCAAAGAAAAAATGAAAGATTTTATAAAAACAATTAACAGTCCAGATGTATTAAACTACAAAATAAAAGAATTAGAGAGTATATACAAAGAACTATTACCTTCTAATTACAAACTGATAAATGTTCAAGGCTCTATTACAAATGGACTTTCTTTATATGTAAAGATAATTAAAGATGGTAAAGATAAACCCTTTGTAATTAGAATTAGCGACCACAGAAATGGAGCAAGTATGTTTGGAGTTGAAGATTTTACATTACAATATCAAATGAATGGTACTAATGACCATTTTAACAATGTAAATGATATGCTTGTTTTTTACGGCGATATGAGCAGAAAAGAAGCTCGAAGAATATTTCTTGAATATAGTATTAAAGAATACAGAGATAAAGGTTATTCAGATGAAAGTATTCAAATATCAGGACTTTTAAAGCAACTAAAAGAATTAAAATAGTAACAAAATAAGCCCCTAACACTACATTAGGGGCTTCACTTTGTAAAATTAAAACAATCTAACGATTTAACAACCCTTAGAATGAGGGGCAAAAATACAAAATATATGGATAATGACAAACTTTTTGAACTAAAAATGCCAAAATTCTTATTGGCATTACAGCCAGAGCCTGATCATTTGCCTAATGGTTTTCATTTTATCTACTCTCCTCTCTACTTATCTCTGATATTGGTAATTAGAGAGCGCACACAGCAGATAGTTCTTAACAGAGAATTAAATAGCAAGCCTCAGAAATTATACGTATTCAATGAATATGAGAAGTTCAACCTCATAATAATTCAGAATAACGTAAAGATAACAGGAGGGGAATTAGCCCCAAAAATATCCGAAACACAATTCTTAGATGAAGCGTGGCAATGGTACAATACTAATATGATAACACAAGAATAATTATGACCTCGCACGAAAAAGTAATATACATCATTCAGCACTTAGAACTATCCGATAGCAAGGTAGCGCGTGCGATTCAGAAGAGTACATCAGCAGCAACTCACAAGCGAATGAGACTCAGAGATAACAAGTTCACCGATGAAGATTTTCAACGAATACGCGATTTCTACCTCGAAAAACTT